ATACGGCATACGGCAAGAAGGGGCTAAACCCGCTACAGCGTGAATGGGAAGCAAAGGTAGAGCGCCTGTTTGTGGTGGACGCGCCAGAGGTGGCTGTGGATTGCTATCTGGAGATGCTGAAGTGACTTACACCGCAAAGCTATACAACCCGCAGCAAGCCCATGCCGCAATAACGGAGATATGGCCTAAGTGCAAAGCCTACCTGATGGCAGGACACAGGCTAGACCTGACGATACGCAAGGAAAAGCGTAGCAACCCGCAGAACGCTCTGATGTGGGCGGCACTGACAGACATAGCTAATCAAGTGGATTGGCACGGCACAAAGCTATCTGCAGAGGATTGGAAGCACTTAATAACTGCCAGCTTGAAAAAACAGCGGGTAGTGCCTGGAATTGACGGAGGGCTAGTGGCGCTCGGGTGCAGTACGTCAAAGATGAGTAAAGAGGAAATGAGCGAGGTGCTGGAGTGCGCTCTGGCGTTTGGGGCAAGTAACGGGGTGACTTTCAATGAATAAAGTAGGCGAAAAAGCTAAGGCAGCATATCGGCACATGAAGGCAGTGAAGGAATCCGCATACAAGCAGGGCCGCGCAGGATTGCCAATGTACGGGGAAGCATTGAGGGCTTCGGACTTCGTTGAGCAATCAACAGCATTGGTGGGCAATGTGTTTTATGACGCTTACCAACAAGGCCAGCGCGATAGGGCAACGGCATGACTAGCTACTTCAAAACCCCGCAATTCCGCAGCGAAGCATTCCGGCGCTTAGTAACGCAGCTTCCATGCCAGCACTGCGGGACAGTAGGCACGCAAGCAGCTCACAGAAACCAAGGCAAAGGGCTTTCGCTCAAGACTTCTGACGCTCTGGTAGTGGCCTTATGCCCTGAATGCCATACACGCTACGACCAAGGCAAAGACTTGTGCAGGGAAGATAAACGTGCCTTTTGGGATGACGCATACATCCGGCAGATGCAGGTATTAATTGAACAGGGGAGGCTGAAGATATGACAGCAGAAATTCCTAAGTTTGGTTCTCCTGAATACAAGAAAGAGCAAAAACGGATTCTTGGAAGGAAAGCAACCGACAAGCTAAGGCGTGACGCAAGAGCGTTGAGGCCGGAGAAAGAGCTAACCGAAAGGAAAACCACTGATTACCGCTTGGCATACACCAAGGCATGGAATGAGGCGCATCCAGAGGCCGTTAAAGCGGCGCATAGGAAATCATACGAAAAGAAAGTAGCTGCAAGCATAGACCGTGTGGCGCAAGCAATGGCGCAAGCAGAGGCAACAAGACGCAACATTGAAGCCCTTGAAGAGAACGATGATGAATTGTCCTGAATGCAACACGATATACACAGAGGTAAAGCAAACGCGAAGGAATGTAGATGGTTATGTCAGATACCGGATTTGCTTCAACGGCCACAGGTTTAAAACTTTGGAAACCGCTTATAGGGGGGAACATGAAGGACGAAACAAGGTACTTGCTGGACGATCTTCTGCGGGAGTGGCACAAGTGGGCTGAAACCTTCACTATGCTTGGTTCGCACACAGTAGCTCCAATGTTTAACGGCTACTCAAGTTCTAGGCAGTACGACAGCGAATCCGACGTATTGGATGGTTCACTCCACGGCGACCAGATGAGAGCGGTTAACTTCCACATTGAAGAGTTAGAACCAATACAAAGAACGGCAATTTGTATTAATGCCAGGAACCTGCACACAGGAAAAAGTGTATGGATAAGCGCACGACTACCTGATGACATACAAATGCGGCAGGAAATACTAGCGGTAGCACGAAACAACCTGCTGAAACGCTTGCAGAGCGCAGGTATGCTATAGCATAATATCGGCGCAGGGCATAACTCGCCCTAAAGTTTTACAAGGTCACTTAGGTGGCCTTTTTCGTTTTCGGGACAGCCTCATACCCCATACCGCCTAGTGCATAAAGGTGGCTTGCCCGAAATCTATCTCCCCCTTGGTAGTTGCCATTTGTCCTTGCGTAATTGCGGGGACGTTTTTACAATTGGGTCATGCATAAATACCGCATGCCCGCTTGGATAACAGTGTTCTTGTTCCTGTGGGGCTTCCAAGCACCATTACCGACATTCGCACTCTTGTCCGTTATTTCATGGGTGGTGTACGGATGGCTGGCATTACACAAACGGTTAGTGATTACGCCCGAAAACTCGGAAACGCACTGCTAAACCAAGGCGGCTCAACTGACGCCACCGCTGCCACGCAAGAGGCGTACAAACAGCACCAGTTAGAGGCCGCACAGAACGGCCAACCTCCAATTCCCTACGCTGACTTTGTCAGACAGTACAGGCCACAACCAACACCGCCCCAATAAGGGGCTTTTTTTATAGCAACTTAGCAGGGCTACCCCTGCAAAGGGAGCAACTGTGCAAGAAAACAACAAACCTTTACAAAGCCGTAAAGGAAAGACGAATAACCCCAACGGCAGGCCTGCTGGAAAGCCCAACAAGGCCACAACAGAGGCGCGTGAGGCCATTGCCTTGTTTGTGGACAACAACGCTCACAGGCTCACTGGGTGGCTTGACCAAGTAGCAGAGGAAAACCCCGAGAAGGCGTTTCAATTGTTCCAGAGCGTTATTGAGTACCACGTACCCAAGTTAGCCAGGAATGAGCAGCAGCACAGTGGCGAAGTAAAGATGAAGCACTACGGCTGGATGGAATGACAGAAGTCATTCGGATACCGTACAAACCACGAGCAGCATTCCAGCCATTACACAAGCGCACACAGCGGTGGGCCGTGGTGGTAGCCCATCGAAGGGCAGGTAAGACAGTCGCTTGCATAAACGAGCTAATCAAGGCCGCGATCACTGACAAGCGCGGGGATGCAAGGTTTGCATACGTTGCGCCGTTTTACTCTCAAGCCAAAAGCGTTGCTTGGGATTATTTAAAGCGGTTCTCAGCAGTCATTGAGGGGACGGTAGTCAATGAATCTGAGCTGCGTATTGATTACCCAAATGGAGCGCGTGTGCGACTCTTCGGGGCAGATAACGCCGACGCTTTGCGTGGACAGTTCTTTGATGGACTTGTGGCAGATGAATACGGAGATTGGAAGCCCAGCGTATGGGGTTACGTTATTCGGCCAGCACTGGCTGATAGGCGAGGATGGGCTGTCATTATTGGAACCCCAAAGGGCAGAAATCAGTTTTGGGAACTCTACGAACACGCCAAAGTAAACGAGGATTGGCTGGCGGTCACGATTAAGGCCAGCGAGTCAGGATTACTTCACCCTGACGAACTTGCTGCTTTACAGCTTGAGCTAACAGAAGACGCATGGCGACAGGAAATGGAGTGCGACTTTGATGCCGCGCTGCCAGGTGCGATCTACGGCAAGGAATTGTGGAAAGTTGAGCAAGAGGGACGTGTGCGTGAGGGCTTGTATGACCCCGCATTGAAAGTACACGCAGTATTTGACCTCGGATTCTCAGACGACACCGCGATATTCTGGTTTCAGGTGGGCAAAGAGTTACGCCTGATCGACTGCTATGCCAATCGGGGTATGCCCATTGCCCACTACGACGAAGTGCTGAAAGGCAGGGGCTACACCTACGGCCCCCACTTGTGGCTACCACACGATGCAAGGGCCAAGAGCCTACAAACAGGCAGAAGCATAGAGCAGCAATTCACGCAAGCTGGTTGGAGACCAAGGATTGTCCCTGAGATGGGGCTGGTTGACGGTATCCAGGCTGCAAGGCTGACGCTCACAGACTGCCAATTTGATGAGAAATGCAGAGATGGTATTGAGACATTGAAGCAATACCAGCGCGAGTACGACGAAGACAAGAAGTGCTTCCGGGACAAGCCAAGACACGATTGGACAAGCCACTACGCTGACGCATTCAGATATGCCTGTTTAGTGTGGCGCGAGGAAATGAAGCCCAAAGAACCCGACAAACCACGCTTCCCGCACGAACTGACGGTAAGTGAACTCATTAAGCGCCAAACGCGCAAACGACTAGAGGATATGTAATGCAAGCAACATTCGCACAATACGGTTCGGCCACCACGGTCACCACCAGCGATACCACGCCGGTGACTTGCCGTGCTATTTATGTTGGTGGTGCCGGTAACGTGGCGGTCAAGACCTCTCCAACAGCAACGGCTGTGACATTTACCGCCCCGCCTGTTGGCTCGGTGTTGCCTTTGATGATTGACGGTGGTTACATCATGGCGACCAACACCACAGCAACTCTGCTGGTGGCACTCAACTAATGTCCGAGGCAGTCGAATCAGGTTCTTTGGAGACAAAGGACCAGCTTGGCACGTCCCCCAAAGCTGTAGCACGCAAGTGGAAACTTGAACTTAAGCTGGCCGACAAGCGCGAAGAGAACTGGCGCCGCAAGGCTCGGGAGATATACACCGCGTATACCCCTGAGACTGCCGCGACCAACAGCTTCAATATCCTGTGGTCAAACACGGAGACCCTTCGCCAAGCGGTCTACAACTCGTTACCGCAACCCGAAGTGCGCCGCAGGTATCAGGAGGATGACCCGCTCGGACGCGCCGTGTCTGACGTGCTGGGGCGTGCTTTAGAGTTTGCACAAGACACCTACGACTTTGACCAAGTGTTGAAGTCAGATGTCCTGTGTATGCTTTTGGCAGGCCGTGCGGTCTCCCGCGTGCGCTACGTTCCAGATTTCAAGACGGTCGGTGAAGAGGCGCCAGAGGCCAGCGAAGAGGCCACAAGCGATACGCCTGAAGTACAGGAAGAGAAGCCAGAGGCAGATGATGCCCAGGAGTCCGAGTCCTACGAAGAAATTGATTGGGAGCAGGCCATCTGCGAGAACGTCAACTACGACGATTTCCGCATCCTGTGTGCAGCTAAGACATGGGCAGAGGTCACGGCCATTGCGTTCCGTCACCGCTTCACCCGCGAAGATTGCGTAGAGAAGTTCGGCGAGGATATTGGCAACAAAATCCCCCTGGACGCCGCCGACGATGAGGACGTAAAAAAGGCTAAGGAAGTAGAAGACCTGTTCAAGACTGCCGAGGTATGGGAGATTTGGGACAAGGACGGCAAGAAGGTCCACTTTATCTGCCCGACCTACCCTGAGCCATGCAAAACACAGGATGACCCGCTCAAGCTGAAGGGCTTCTTCCCCATCCCGCGCCCAATCTACGCGATTGAGAACGACACCACGCTAGTACCCGCTCCCCTGTATTCTCAGTACGAGCAGCAGGCGAAGGAGTTGAACCGCGTTTCTGGCCGCATCAATAAGCTGGTCGAGGCACTGAAAGTTCGAGGAATATACGACAGCACACTGACCGAGTTGGCCAGCCTGATGGAGCAGGGCGACAACCGCCTGATTGGAGCCGAGAACGTCACTGCCCTGATTGAGCGTGGTGGGTTGGAAAAAGCCATCTGGATGCTGCCGATTGACACGCTGGCGATGGTCATCAAGGAACTGTATATACAGCGCGACCAAGCCAAGCAAGTTATTTACGAGATCACCGGCATCAGCGACATCATGCGCTCCGCTAGTGACCCGAACGAGACATTTGGCGCACAGAAGATCAAGACGAAATGGGGCACACAGCGTTTGCAGCGTATGCAAATGGAAGTGCAGCGGTACATCCGAGACCTGATTCGCCTGAAAGCAGAGATCATTGCCGAGAAGTTCCAGATGGGGACGCTTGAACAGATGACGCTGATTGACTTGCCACACCAGGCAGAGGTAGACCAGAAGAACCAGCAAATGATGATGCAGTATCAGCAGGCCATGATGAAGCACCAGCAGATCATGCGCCAAGGCCCTCCACCGCAGCAGCCTGGACAACCCCCAGCGCCACAGCCCCCACAGCAGCCCCAGCTACTTGACCCAGTGACATGGGAAAAGGTCATGGAGGCGATGCAGAACGATGCTACTCGTACTTATCGAATTGACATTGAGACCGACAGCACGATTGCGGCAACTCAGGACGCCGACTTCGATGGGCTAAACAAAGTCATGACCGCAGTGAGTGCCATCTTTGAGAAGCTCATGCCGCTCGTTCAGATGGGCGACATGGAAATCGAAGTGTTGAAGCAGATGATGCTAGTCCCATGCCGCAGGGCCAAGATGGGGTCTGCCGTTGAGGACGCTATCAACAAGATCAAGCAACCACCGCCACGTCCAGACCCCGAGCAGACAAAGATGCAGGCGCAGCAGCAGATAGAAGCCGGAAAAGCGCAACAGGCACAAGCAGCACAGCAAGCACAGATGCAGCATGAGGCGCAATTGGAGCAAATGAAAGCTCAATTAGCTGACCAGCAGCACCAGCGCGAATTACAGGCAAATATGCAGTCCAAGCAGATTGATTCTGAGCAAGCGATGCAAATTGAGCAGCATAAGCAAGAAATGCAAGCACAACAAATCCAGCATCAGAACAGTCTGGAAGCAGAGCGTGAATTGCAGCGCCAGCAATTGGAAGCAGCAGCAAAGGATAAGGACACTCAACAAGCAGCGGCACTGGAAGCGCAGCGCATGGAGTTTGAAGCGTCCCAATCTGCCCAGGCAGAGGCATACAAAGACGCGCAACACCAACGCGAGATAGAAGCCAAGATGCAGATTGCACAGCTTGAGTACCGCAAAGCCATTGAGGTCGCAGAGATTTCTGCGGCATCGACATTGCAGGCATCGCAAGCAAGCGCAGCGGTATCAGCAAGCAAAGGCGAGGAAGTGAAGGACACAAAGCCAACCTTGCCAGACGTACACATACATATGCCAAGCGGCAAGAAGACTATTAAGAAGAACTCTGATGGCTCATACACGGCGAGTGACGAATAATGGCTGACAATTTTGTAACCAACCCAGGCTCCGGTGGCGCTACATTCGCCGCTGATGATGTCGCTGGAATCCTGTACCCGCGCTCCAAGATTGCGTTCGGGGTTGATGGGTCAGCCGTTGATGCGTCTGCTACTGACCCGCTGCCTGTAACGGTAAGCAATTTCCCCGCAACTCAGGCGGTAAGCATTGCAACGATGCCAAGCACACCAGTGACCGGCACGTTCTTTCAGGCCACGCAACCTGTAAGTGCAGCGGATTTGCCATTGCCTACCGGAGCGGCTACAGAAACCTCTCTAGCGTCAATACTCAGCAAGACGCCGGACATGACGACAACGGTGCCGTATAACGCAGTGTCAGCGCCACCCATTCGTGTGGTAGGACAGGATATTTGGAGTTGTAGCTTTGCAAATGTCGGGGCTACTATTTCCTCCGACTTTACGACTCCTATTGTTTCGACAGGTGCAGGATTCTCGCAATCTGGAGGTAGTCTTTTGGTGACAACGGGTGTCGTTGTTGGGGCGAGCTTTTTTACGCGCTCTGTGCAGTCATGGCGCGGCTCCTTACGTATGCGTGCGTCTATTGTTGCAAGCCAGCGCATCGTAAATCAAAACTTGGAAATATCCCTTGCCGACCTGATTGGTGAGGGTTTGGCGTACACCATTGATTCTGCGACGACTGTTGTCGTGACAAAAACAGCGCATGGATTTACGTCTGCCAATGTGGGGCAGGCAATGCAACTCGGTGCCATCACCGGAACTGCTGGAATCGGTGGAAGATACGTTATAGCGGCAATCGTTGACGCAAACAACATCCAATTTACTACTACGGGCTGGCCTGCAACTGGAACAGGGA